CTCCTTCTTGATTTCCGCCAGTATATTCTCATACACATCTGCTGGAATCTCGGTACTTTCCTTTGCTTGGAATTGGGCCAACCACTCATTGAAATGGTTAATCTTCTTATAGGCGAAGTACGAGATTTCACGCGGCGGGTCCTTATAAGAAGGCTTCTCGGAATCCACCAAAATAAAGTCCTGATAGCCACACCCCGGGCATCCCAGAGTTGCCTCATTGTGATAAAAGACCATCTCTGTTTCGCAATGAGGGCACGCACCAAAATCGGGTTCTATGCCAGACCCCGGTAGGATTCCACCGCGAATCGCAGTTGGCTCAATAATACTCAAATAACGCTCTAATGCCTTGTCACGCTGGAGTCCATTAGAATCTTCAATATCCCGGGCTTTAATAATCTTCTTTGGCTCTTTCTCCGTCGCCGGCAGTGGCATTAGCTGCGAAAGAGAAGGTTCAGCGTCATCGGCAACTTCAGCAGCACCAGCACTGAAATAATTTAAAACGCTATTTTGAGGAGTTCGCAACTTACTAGCAGGTTTCTTGCTAGAAACATGATGTCCTGAAGCAATTTTTTCCTGTGAATCATAATAATTAAATAGAATATTTCCAACTTGTAAAAAATAATCAAGTCGTTCGTCATCTTTCTGTAGACGAACCACCTGTTGTTCTAAATCTTGTAAATCTTCAACGAGTACTTTATATTCATCGGCATGAAGAGCCCCGGTGAAGGCATCTATTTGAGCCTCCTTTTCGGTAATCTTCTTTTCTATTCCAGTAATTTGTGCTCGTTTTTCATTCATAGTACGCATCTTCTCAGAGTGAAATGCCTCTAAGGTAGTAGGCATATCAGTCACTTCTTGAGCAGGAGCATCCATGGTATGAAGAACCATGTGTAAAGGTTTATTTTCAGACATTAACTATATCCTATCTTTCAATGTTCCTTATGTCATCTGCGGATTTTAAGAACCGCGGGATTTCACAGGAAGAGTTCCCCCGGTGATCCTCAGGTTTTTGGCTCCGCCAGATACCCCGGTCTCGGGTTGTTGATTTCATCAATGACCCCGGTGTTCTCCAGAAAAATTCCTCAAAATCCCCAAATCCGCCAAATTATTTTCTTTGTGATAAATATAACAAATGGGAGGTGGTGGTTTAATGCAGCTTGTAGCCTATGGCGCGCAGGATATCTACCTGACGGGAAACCCTCAGATCACGTTCTTCAAGGTGGTGTACCGTCGCCACACCAACTTCGCGATGGAGTCGATTGAGCAGACCTTCAACGGCACTGCCAACTTCGGCAAGCGCGTAACATGCACGATCAGCCGCAACGGTGACTTGATCCACCGCATCTACCTCCAGGCCACCTTGCCTCGGGTCCAGCTTGCGTCCACGGACGGCTCAGGCGCCCAGTTCCGCTGGCTCAACTACGTCGGCCACAACCTCATCAACTCAGTTGAGCTCGAGATTGGCGGCCAGCGCATCGACAAGCACTACGGCGACTGGCTCCAGATCTGGAACGAGCTCACGCAGGAGGCTGGCAAGCAGGCCGGCTATGCTGAGATGGTTGGCAACGTTCCCGAACTCGTGAACTTGCTCGTTCAGGGCGGTGAAACATGCGACGATGCGTGCGCCGGCGGTGAGCCCAACTCCCTCGCCGAGGTCGCCAACTGCGCCCCGGAGTACACACTCTACATCCCCCTCCAGTTCTGGTTCTGCCGCAACCCGGGCCTTGCGCTCCCGTTGATCGCTCTCCAGTACCACGAGGTCAAGATCAACCTCGAGTTCAACGAGATCAAGTACCTCTGCTGGAACCAGGTCACTGGCACTGCGGCCCTCAACGCCATCCGCGACCGTGTTTCATCATCCGGCCTCGTCTCCGCGTCCCTCTATGTTGACTACATCTACCTCGACACGGATGAGCGTCGCCGCTTCGCCCAGGTCTCCCACGAGTACCTCATCGAGCAGCTCCAGTTCACGGGCGATGAGTCCGTGACCTCCTCCAACAACAAGATCAAGCTCAACTTCAACCACCCCACCAAGGAGCTTGTTTGGGTTGTCCAGCGCGACTCCTTCGTCGCCTGCGACGATGCCACCATCAACCCGTGGAAGGGCATGCAGCCTTTCAACTACTCCGACTGGTGGGACCGGTCAGTCCTCGACTCCGGCTACTCCCTCACCCGCGTTGAGGGCCTCGCCGGCTACAACCCGGTCGCCGTAGCAAAGATCCAGCTCAACGGCCACGATCGGTTCTCAGAGCGCGAGGGCAAGTATTTCAACTTGGTCCAGCCTTACCAGCACCACACCAACGTCCCCGCCGTTGGTATCAACGTCTACTCCTTCGCCCTCAAGCCGGAGGACCACCAGCCTTCCGGCTCATGCAACTTCTCCCGCATTGACAATGCGACCCTCCACCTTACGCTCACCAACAACACTGTCTCCAGTGTCTACTCCGCCAAGGTCCGCGTCTACGCCGTGAACTACAACGTTCTCCGCGTGATGAGTGGAATGGGTGGACTTGCTTACAGTAATTAGAAACCTCCGCAGGTTTATCGTCTGGATTTTTTGCTAGAAAATTCATATAAAACATTCGTAAATATTAGATATTTAGGAATGCCCAGAAATACGAAACCAATGAAAGACCCTATTGTGCCTAAACCGACTCCTCCGGCAGTCCAGCAGCCTCAGCCTCAGAAACCCACACTAGCATCATCTGTCATAGAAGGAATGGCCTTTGGTGGCGGCAGTGGTATTGCTCATGCGTTCATTGGCCAGCTTTTCAGTGGTCGCAGTAAATCAAACGCAGAAGATAAGAAAACTCAGTACACGCATTGCTTGGAAATCACAAAAAACAATTATGAAGCCTGCGAACATTTACAAATGTAAAGTAGATGGCTATATTCAATAATCCAACTAGACCACCAAAAATCAAAGCAGCATATGGTACTGCGAAGAAAGCCCGAAATACTATCCGACGCCTACGCAAAGAAACGCGCAAACAACAGAGGCAAACTGCTAGAAGCATGTATTTCCGAGCAAAGTACCATAAATATCAAACTGCTGGAATGCGAAATGCCATGAAAGTCTACGGTGATTTTTTAAAACACACTAAATAGAAAATGCTCTGGAAAATTGCCATCTTTCTGGCTTCACTTTCAACCGCATCAGCAGAATATGGCTGCTCTGATTTCACACAATTAACGCACACCGCATCTGGCTGCCCTGCGAATCAAGGCAACCCTGACTGTAGTTTTATCCAAGCAAATGCTCAGCAATTCTGCTCAACTACAGCATCAAGTTGGGAGATTATTAATGGTCCTAACTGTAATTTACGCGGAGCATCCTATGGATGTATCTTTGCTTCAGGACTCTACTCAACAACTGACCAGTTCTGCTGCCCCCTGATTATTGTAGGTTCTCAAGCGAATACAACTGCTTCTGCAACTGCTACAGCTACATCATCTTCTACAGAAACATCTTCGGCTTCTTCTTCTGCTTCTGCTTCAGCCACAGCCACTGCAACATCATCTTCCTCTGCGACCTCTTCTGCTTCAGCATCTGCTTCAGCCACAGCCACAGCCACATCATCTTCTTCGGCATCAGCAACAGTAACATCATTAGTATCGGCTTCTGCTAGAGCAACAGCATCATCAATAGCTACATCTACAGCAACAGCATCATCAATAGCTACATCTACAGCCACATCCTCATCCACAGCAACAGGTACATTTACTGCGATTCCCTCAACAAATATTACGGTCATCTATATTACTACCGCTGATAAAGCAATTGGTAATGGTCAAGCCGCTGCTATTGGCTTTTCTGCCATCTTTGGATTTTTAGTTGTCTGCGGATGCTGCGGTATTATCTTTTATAGAAAGAGACCAGCACCTCAAAGAGAAGGATTACCCGAGCCACAAAATTTAATTATTAGACAAGTGACAATCGTTGATAGAAAAAAACAGAAGTCAGATTCTGAAGTATAAAATCCACATGTTAATAGAATTTGCGTATAATAATCTAAAGATTAAAATTTATATTGTATATGGAATCGTTTACAGAAAGAACAAAATGTTTATTCTGCAAGAAGTCGGAATTCAATATTCTTCTAGAAGAAGACTTCAGTATACCAATTGGATGTTATTCGGTAAATGAAAAAGATTATAAATCTGTTTTTATTCCCTATAATGTATTACACTGTAATATTTGCTCAGCAGTTCAAACAAAGTATGAGGGTAATTTATCTCTTATTTACAATGAAAGTTTTGCTGGACTATTTGGATCAACACGAAATGTTATGAATGTGGAGTTTTCAAATTTCATTATTGAAAATAAGACAATATCAAGTATCCTTGAAATTGGAGCCGGCAATGGTGATGTAGCAAATTTACTTTTAGAAAACAAAGATTATAATTATACAATTATTGACCCTAGTTACTGGGGAAAAACAGAAAATCGCACAGTAATAAAGAGTTTTTTAGAAGAAGTTGATTTTAAGCCTCTTAGTGCTGATACTGTAATTATGTCTCATGTTTTTGAACATTTATATGACCCAATGGCTATAATACATAAGATATCATCATTATCTGGTGTAAATCATATTTATATTAATCATCCCAATCTTGAATCATTTATTAAAGATGGAACATATCATGTTTTAAATCCTGAGCATATTTTTTATGTTGAAAATTCATTTATAGAACAAATATTTTTGCTTTGTGGATTCAAAAGAAAGCGTATATATGATTACATCAAGTTTGCTGTATTCTTTGAATTTGAAAGAGTAACTGAAAGTCTTACTATATTTCCGAAAAATATAGATACATTACAGCAAACAAAAAATTATTTTTCAAAGGTTCGCACAAATATAAATCGACTTAATAAAATTATAGATAACAGCATTCTACCTGTTTATATATGGCCTTCTTCAATGCATACGAATTTTGTTATATCAATGGGTCTATCAGTTAATAAAATAGTTAATGTGCTTGATAATTCTCCTCATAAAATTGGAAAATACTTATACGGATATAATTTATACTGTAAATCATTTAAGGAAATTACAGAACTAAATGAGGAAAAAATTATTATATTAGCAGGAGGATGTTTTACAGATGAAGTTCTTGCTAACTTAAAACGAAATCAATCAAATACAATCTATATTGTATAATTACTATTGTTTATAGTTTACTTGAAATATACATACTATATGATTATTTCAAGAATATTTCAAGAATATTTAAAATGTTATTCTATTTACACTATGCGCAATCCTCCCTCAACAGCATCCTTCAAGAAAGACTTCACTGTGTCTTGAGATAGACTATTAAGAGGTTGCCCAATACGATTAATACGCGTCATAATTGTTTCCGGAAGTGTAACAATATGACAACCAACATCTGATGCATTCTGTAAAACAAGATTATCCTTACAACCAGCCCACAGAACTTCAATATTGGTATTATTCTTAAACAGATTTACTGCGTGCTGAATAATTTCTTTAGGGTTTACGCCAGTATCAGAAATGCGACCACCAAAAATAGATACAATTGTAGGTGTTTGAACATTAAGTATCTTATCTCCAAGTAAGTCAATCTGCTCAAGTGTAAAAACAGCAGTGATATTTACTTGCACACCTTCTTGCAATAATTCTACAGCAGTATCAATAAGTTGTTCTCCACGAGAATTAATAATGGGAACCTTAACATAGATGTTCTTTCCAATAGATGATATTTCCCGTGCTTGCTTCTTCACAATTTCAGATTCATCCGAGAAGATCTGAAAAGAAATAGGTCTTCCAGCAATTAAATCTTTGTTTGTATTATAAAATTCTGTAAAATTTAACTGATTTGCCTGTCGCATAATAGTAGTATTTGTGGTAAATCCAACAACACCTTCATATGAACCAAACTTCTTGATATCACACCCATCGTAAAAAATCTTAGTTTTAAAAGCCATAATATTAATATAAGATTATATATAATCTTTAAATCAACTGT